TGATCTATATCACCACAAACCCCCCAGGGTTCCAGGTCATTGAAATGCCAACGCTTCGTGCTTGCGACGAAGTCGGCAAGTGGATCGAGGCAGCCCGGCAATATCCAAGGATCAAGTGGACCTGTATGGAACTGCCGGACGAAGGACGGCATACCTTTAGGTGAAACCATGACCGAGCAAGAGGAAGCCTTTAACAAGTTCAAGACTTACGTCGGGGCCATGCCGTACACGGCCGACGAAATCAACCTCGATGGATCGCTCGCAACGGCCCTGAGCTATCTTATGGACGTGCGACAGATGATCGACGAGTACTGGCGCAAGTGCCGAGAAGAGGCCAAGGTCGTCAATCTACCGACGGCCCAGCCGTCTGGCGACGTCGCTGCGATCCTCGCGATGTTCCCACAACCAAAGGTTAAGGTCAGGAGGTAACCATGCGTAGCCGTAAAATCAGGAAGCAGAAGTTCGTGAAGATCTATCTTCAAGAGCCGTCAGAAAGCTGTCCGAAAGGGCGGTTTGTCCGTGTGCGTTGTAAAAACGCTTCAAAACCAGTAACAATAAATGGAACATTGCAACACGCATTGGATGGTGAGCCTGGGAGCACAATCGGTTGCCATCTATCAGTGTGTACGATGGCAAATGCAGATGCTTTCCCGCATCCATGTCTCTTGGCTGCGTACTCTCAATCTAGAACAGATATAGTCAGCAAGCTAGGCCCTGATGGGCTTCCATCAGAATGTGTCAGGTATCAACATCATTACGGCGAATATGTCGAACTCAATGATATAGATAAACATAAGGAATTTATAAGGGCAAACCCACATTTAGCGGAAAGGCCATTCACTTTGGGTGCAATTTTAACCAAGAAAAGACAGATAAAGCAGCGAGTGAAAGGCCAAAAGAAGATGCCCGTCGCCACAGGGGGCTTTAGAAAGTCATTCATTCCAAAAGGGGCACTTAAACGAGCGGTTGACGCTGGTATAATTAGTAGGGCAGTTGCAAAGGCAATGGGAGGGGTGAAATGAGTGTCCCTACCTCAGGTGAGAAGTTTAGCGAGCTTATGCACAACATCCGGCAATGCCAGGAGAATGCGGCTAGTCTCTCGCATCTGGCGAACGCCAACGACAGTCCACAGATGGCCCTCGCTTGGCTCACGATTAGCGAGCAATTCAAGCGAATGCAGCATGTGATGACAATGATCGCCCAGGGTAAGTATGGGAGGCTTAATTGAGCACCGGCGATATCGATAATCGACTAGGCCCCGAGCTAGAACTCTCGCAACTGCGGGCCACGAACCCTGAGTTCGACGCTTACCTTCGCGTAGCGTGGCAATTCAAGCCCATCCGCACCTTCTTCGTGCCCTACGGGGCCGGCTGCTCAAGCGATGGCCAGCGGGTCTACATCAGCTACGACGTGCAAAGCAACATCGATGGAATCGAATGCGAAAGCGCCCTTGTCCGCCACGAAACCACGGAGTGGGCTCTTCGTGAGTTCCTCAACATTGGCGATAATTACGCTGAAGATCCTAGCGGTCATCGCTTGGCTAATCGTGCTGAGTTTGACCGTGTCAACGAACTTCTACGGGATAGGGTCGACGCTTGGGAGTTGTACTCCGAGATCATCGATGAACAAGTGCTTAATGCCGAGCGACAACAGTACAGCGATCGACCGATCCCGCAAGATCTAGCGATGTACCCCTATTCACCACACGAGCGAGCTAAGCTCCAAGACGCCATGGGCAATGATCGCTCGTGGGATGAATGGGAACGCTTGGTCCGTGATCAAGTCAAGCCCTACACAATGGAGGAAGTCGAATATACCAACGAAGGCAGCGAAGCCGAGCATTGCTCGATCTGTGATCACTACGTGAACGCCAGTTCCTGCGCCATAGTCAACGGGCTTATCAGCCCTGACGGCTGGTGCAACAAATTCACGGCCTACGAGGTGGAAGATGCATGACCTAATCGAAGAAAACATCCCAGACCCGACCGACGAACAACAATTCATCATCGATACGGTACGAAGTACCGAGGAAAACGTCATGGTTGTTGCACTTGCTGGCACCGGCAAGAGCACAACCCTAATGCTTATGTTCGTGGCAGACCGGCGACCTATCGTCTTAGCCGGCCATGCAGAGGCACCGACAATCCTCTGCGTTGCCTTTAATACACGAATTGTCAAGGACATGACCGCGAAGAAGGATGCTTGGGCCAAGAAGCTTGGGATCGACCTGTCGCACATCGAAGTTCGAACCCTCAACGGCGTCGGCCACCGTGCTTGGGGATCCACAATCTCCAAGAAACTTGTCGTAGACAAGGACAAAACCAGAAACATGCTGGCATCGTACATCCGCGATAACCTCAAGGGCACCGACAAAGAGGACGCTTGGAGCGAAGTTGCAAACATCCGCGACGCGATAGCGTCAGCGAAGAACAAGGGATACATCCCCGAAGGCAAATTCGAGAATGCTCGGCACCTCATAACTCGGGAGGATTTCTATGATAGTCTCGAAGAAGAACTCACCCCATTTACGCAGAAGATCGTCGACCATATCCTCACGGAGTCAATTAAAGCTGCTTACAACGGGCTCATTGATTTTGACGATCAAATATATATGTCCGCATTGTTCGGCGGTACATTTCCAAGATTTCCCCTTGTCGCCATCGATGAGGTCCAGGACCTTAACGCGGTCAATCATGAAATGCTCACAAAGCTCGCGAAAGGTCGCCTATTTGGGGCTGGTGACGACGCCCAATCAATATATGCTTTCCGTGGTGCCGTACCCGGAAGCATGGCGAAACTCCAAAAGCAGTTCAACATGCTCGAATGCAAGCTCACAAACACCTTCCGTTGCCCGGAGGCCGTGGTCCGCATAGCCCAAGCTCGCGTGCCACAGTACCGTTCTCGTAAGCCAGGAGGGACCTATGCAGTACTCGGATCTATCGCTGCCCGAGAAATTAGAGATAATTCGGCTATTATATGCCGAAACAATGCGCCGTTGTTCGGGGCCGCATTCAATCTTCTTAAGGCGGGGCGATCTGTTACTGTGGTTGGAAGCGATATTGGACCAAGGATACTTGCTATTATGCGAAAGCTCGGTGTCGAGGACACCCCACGAGATCGCCTTGAGATCCTTATTGATCGCTGGCTTGACGAAAAACTCGAGCGAGCGAAGAATACTGCAACAGTCGTTGATATGGCCGAGTGTATGCGAGTCTTCGCCTCTCGCGGACGAACTCTCGGCCAAGCCGTAGCTTGGGCCGAAGACCTCTTTATCCAGCAGGGCTCGATTACCTTGATCACAGGACATAAGGCCAAGGGCCTCGAATGGGACGTGGTCTACCATCTCGATCCGCAGTTGATTCGCGTGGATAAAGATATCCAAGAGGCAAATCTGCGGTACGTAATAACAACAAGAGCGAAGGACTCGCTCTACGAAATCGCCAGCGACAGCATCGTTTGGGAGTAATCACATGGGACTTAGCGACTCGCGACTCGCTTACAAGGATTGTTACGATATCCTTGAGAAAGCGATGGCAGATCCGAAGGGGATCAAGATCAAGTTCAAGCGGCTCAATGCCGCTGAACACCTTCGAGCTCGTATCCATCAAGCTCGAAAGATCGACCGAAAGGAGAACATGCGGGTCTTCAAGGAAGATGATCCGATGTATGGCCTTTCGGAGTTCGATAATATAGTAACCCGGATCGGGCGTGATGGGTCAGATACCTTCTGGCTCAATCTAATCAGGCGCGATCGGCAGATCTACGGCATTGAAAGCTTAGCAGATGGAGACGAAGATGGCCAGCAGCAAACCGCTAACAGCGATAGTCGAGAGGCTGATCGAGCAGGAGAAGTCGGGGAAGTTGCCGTCGCCAAAGTCCCGCTCCCGAGCATCGCCCAAGCGACGGTCGTCAGGGTCCGTCGTTAAGCTCGATGCGAGCATTCCCAAAGGGAGGACCATCCATTGATGGTAAACCAAGCCGAAGAGCCCCTTGAAAAGGTTTCGCTGAACCTCTTCGAAGCTGATGTTCACTGGCTTCGAACGCACGTTGGCGACAAGTGGACACGGGCAGTCCGGGACCTCGTTCGAGAGTCAATCAAGCAAATGCAGGGAGACAAGGAGTATGACTGATATCCTCAATCGACCGCTAAACCCTGACGATGACGACACACCAATGCCAGACGACATTAAGCTGTTGTTCTCTTGGTTGAACGAAAACAACGCGGTCCTCACTCTAAGCCGAACCGACGAGATCATCGCTGAGATGCGCCGCTTGCGGGCCATATCCGACGACGGACCGCCGGTTAAGGCCAGCGAAAAGGAAGAGGAACCGATCGATATCACCAAGCTGGTGCTCAAGGGCAAGCCCTTAGCTGCACCTGCGGCCACAGTTCGCGTACGGAGGTAACAATGGTAGACGTCGGGTTTCTAGCGAAAGCTATGGAGGCCACAGGCCTTGAGACTTTCGTCGTGGACGAGGATGGGGCGACACAGGTCGCTGCCCCGAGCCCGTTTATCAACGGCACGAATGTGCAGTTCGCTTGGGACTCGACTTCGCTCGGCTGGCTCAAGACCTGCCCCAGGCTCTACTACTACAACATGATCGAAGGGTGGCGCCCAAATGAAGAAAACGACCATCTCCGCTTTGGCATCGAATATCATACGGCACTCGAAGACTACGATATCTCGCGCGGTGCGGGGATCCCACACGAAGATGCGGTCCACGATATCGTTAAGGCACTTATCGCACGTATCGCCGACTGGCATCCACGTCACAAGTTTAAGACTCGTTATAACCTTGTTCGAACCGTCGTCTGGTATCTCGACCACTATCAAAGAGATTCAGTCGAGACGTATATCCGAAAAGACGGCACGCCAGCTGTTGAGGTGTCTTTCCGCTTTGAATTCCCAGATTTCAAGATCGAGGGCCAAGAAGTCCTACTCTGCGGGCACCTCGACAGGATCGTCAAGTTCAGCGACGACCCGTGGGTCAAAGATACCAAAACTGGAACTAGTACCCCAGGAGAGTACTATTTTAAGCAATACGACGTCCACAACCAAATGACGCTCTACACACTGGCTGGGCAAGTGGTCCTCAACTCCCCGATTCGTGGCGTTATTATCGACTATGCTCAGGTCGCCGATAAGTTCAGCCGGTTCACCCGTGGTTGGACCGTCCGGACACCAGATCAGCTGGAAGAGTGGGTCCATGACACGAGGTACTGGATACAACAATCGGTGACCTTCGCCGAGAGCGGCTATTGGCCCATGAACGACATGTCTTGCGATAAGTACGGCGGTTGTCGCTTTCGTGAGATCTGTGGCCGCAGCCCCCACGTCCGCGAGCGTTTCCTCGAATCCAACTACAAGCGGAGCGAGAGATGGAACCCACTAAAGGTCAGATGAGGGCTATCTTGCCGGTCGGCAAATATACAATTGTCGATTGGGACGGCCAAAACATGAAAATCGCAATGGGTGGATCAACAACCATGACCGTCAGCCTAACAAACGGGGAGATGTACGACATTCGCGTCGGAGACGTCCTGACCTTCTACACCGAGGTTCTGTTAAGGAGACTGCAATGAAGCTAGCCGACCACGCTTCGAACGAAATCGTCAAAATGCTCCTGATCGGCAATAGCAAAGCCGGTAAGACCGGAGCCCTAACTTCGCTCGTGAAGGCAGGCTATAAGCTCCGTATCCTAGATATGGACAACCTGCTTGATGTGCTAAAGGCTTTTGTCCTCAAAGAATGCCCGGAGATGATAGACAATGTCGAATACAGAACTCTCAGAGACGTCAGGACGATCGGATCCGAGGGACCAACAATTGTTGGAACACCAAAGGCGTTTTCGAATGCCTACCGGATGCTGGATAACTGGAAATATAACGATGAAAACGGAGCGGTTGACCTTGGTCCTCCGAGCGGATGGGGGCCAGACTGTATCCTTGTCATTGATAGCCTCAGTCGACTCTGCGATGCTGCTTACGATTTCCGACTCCCTCTCACACCTCGCGGAGCAGGTGGAAAGTACGATATCCGGGCTGTTTACGGCGATGCACAAGATGCCATAGAAGAGGGTCTGGCGACCATTACGTCCAACAACTTCCACGTCAACGTCATCGTCATCGCCCACGTGACGTATATGGATATGCCCGATGGCACGATCAAGGGCTTCCCGCAGGGGGTAGGGCAGAAGCTCTCCCCCAAAATCCCACAGTACTTCAGCACAGTCGTGCTGGCGACAGACAAAGGAGGCAAGCGAACCCTACAGACAGCATCAACACAGTTGATCGACCTAGCGAACCCGAAGCCATTCGCCATGCAGCCGAGTTATCCAATCGAGACCGGCCTTGCCGATATCTTCGAGGTACTGAAAGAGCAACCGAAGCTACAGCTAGTCAGAAAGGGCTAATCTAATGCCAGTCAAACCTGCTGCGAATCTTACATCGATCCTAGACCGCCCGCTCTCCGAGAACGTCAAGCCAAAGCCACTTCCACGCGGCATCTATCGCTGTGTCGTTAAGGAATGGGAAAAGGGCACAGCCAATACCGGGACCGAGTATATTCGGTTCCAACTTGCGCCAATCGCTGTCGAGGGCGAGATAGATCAAGATGCCCTCGACACTGCTCTCACCAAGGGCAATGGTCAGAAGGTACCACTCAGTGAGAAGCGCCTTCGACGTACATTTTTCCTCACTGATCTAGCCGCCTATCGACTTCAAGACTTCCTCGTCGACTGCGGCATCCCACTCGGCCGTAATATCTCGTCAATGCTGCAAGAGGTCAACAATCGCGAAGTCCTAGCTGACGTTCGCCACACACCAAGCACGGACCCTGGCAGCGATGCGATGTACGCTGAGGTCGTAGCCACAGCTAAGGTCAAGGACTAACCTCTGCGCCCACCTTGGGGCAGCGCAAATGCTGCCCTCTTTTCACGTAAACGTCCTGACGTTTGAAAATCGCTCGCTCGTGGGAAAAACATGAGAGATCAGTGGGGTTCAAAAAACAGCAAGGGAGACTCATATGAGCGACATAATGATAGTCGGGGAGGCCTTCGGTGAACACGAGGAAAAGGCTCAAACTCCCTTCGTCGGTCCAACAGGCTGGGAACTTACTCGCCTTCTTGAAGAGGCCGGAATCCATCGAGCGGATTGTTTCCTTACTAACGTTTTCAATCTCAGACCTAGAGGCAATAAAATCGAAGCTCTCTGCGGACCCAAGCAAGATGGTATCCCTGGATATCCAAGCCTTGGTAAAAGTCTGTATGTTCATAAATCATACGAGGGCGAGCTTAGAAGACTAGCCGAAGAGATAAAAGACGAGGACCCAAACGTCATCGTTGCCCTCGGCAACACTGCTTGCTGGGCCCTGTTGGGCCAGACAAAGATCACCGCCCTACGGGGCACTACCTTCTATGCCACGCACACAACCCCCGGCTACAAGGTCTTGCCGACTTACCATCCAGCGGTGCTCTTTCGTGAATGGTCTAATCGACCTGTGGTTGTTGTAGACCTGATGAAAGCCGAACGAGAATCGCACTTCCGAGAGATCCGCAGGCCTCATCGAGAGGTGTGGATAGAGCCAACACTAGGGGACCTAGAGACATTCCATGACCGATACCTCGCAGGAGCCGGAAGAATTTCTATCGATATTGAAACTTCTGGAAACCAAGTTACTTGCATTGGATTCGCGCCAACAGAAAGCGTTAGTCTTGTGGTACCTTTCTATGACCGACGAAAGAAGGACCGAAGTTATTGGCCTACTTTCGAGGACGAGCAGAAAGCTTGGAAATTTGTCAGGAAAGTGTGCAAGAGCGGAGTCCCGAAGGTATTCCAAAACGGGCTCTACGATATAGCCTTCCTCTACAGGAGCATGGGCGTGCAAGTGCACGGGGCAGAGCACGATACGATGCTCTTGCATCATGCACTACAGCCGGAGAGCTTGAAAGGCCTCGGCTTCCTTGGAAGTATCTACACTGACGAAGGCAACTGGAAACAGATGCGGGTCAGAACCACGATCAAGAGGGATGACTAATGAAAATCATCTCCACCGATAAGCTCGACCCGAAGGACCTTTCCCCTGCTCAACGAGATTGGGTGTACAATGGACTCGACGCATGTGTTACTGCCGAAGTGCTCGAACAACTGCTCCCTCAACTCGACGATACAACAAGCTGCACGTACCAGTTCGCACGACGTCTACAGGGTCCAGTGCTTGACATGCGGATTCGTGGAGTACTTGTGGATACCGCGAGAAAAGCAGAGGTCATCGAGTTGTACTATAACCGACTTGAAGAGATGGAGCGGTGCCTGCGAAGACTTATAGAAGAGGGCTGCGAGTTCTACGATTGCAACTGGCGATCGACCAAGGATCTCAAGGCCCTATTCTATGACCACTTGGGCATCCCCGAGATCCGCAAGAGAAAGACGCATAGCGTCACCGTCGATCGCGACGCGCTTGATAAGCTTGAGATCTACTACGTCGCTAAGCCTATCGTCTGCTTCATGAAAGCGATGCGGGATCTCCATAAGAAGATCGAGGTGCTGCGCACAGCAATTGATCACGACGGTCGAATCCGTACCTCGTACAACATCGCCGGGACATCCACCGGCAGATTCAGTTCTAGCTTCTCCGAGTTCGGCACCGGCGGCAACCTACAGAACATCGAGGAAGACCTTCGCTCGATCTTCATCGCCGATCCCGGAATGAAGATGGCCTACTTCGACGCTCAACAAGGGGAGTCACGCTGTGTCGGTGCCAGACTTTACACTATCTTTGGCGACGGGGATTATCTCGATGCGTGTGAAGGGAGCGACCTCCACACCACGGTGTCCAAGCTCTGCTGGCCAGATCTACCTTGGACCGGCGACTTGGCAGCTGATAAAAAGCTTGCCGACGAACCATACTATCGTCATTACTCTCGAAGGTTCATGTCTAAAAAGATCGGTCACGGTAGTAATTACGGGGGAAGGCCTCGTACACTGGCGAACCAATCCAAGATCGAACAGGAGGTTATCGAAGAGTTCCAACCGAAGTACTTCGCGACGTTCCCGGCGATCCAAGAATGGCACAATTGGGTAAAGGAGCGGCTCTATGACAGCGGAAAAATCAACACCCTCACCGGTCGACGACGACAGTTCTGGGGACGACGAGACAGCGATGACGTCCTTCGTGAGGCAATCGCATACGACCCCCAAGGTTCGCTTGCTGATATCGTTAACGCTGGAATGTACACCGTCTGGCGACATCGAGAGTGTCAATTACTCATGCAAGTCCACGACGCCATTGTCGTCCAGTTTCCCGAAGCATTGGAGGATGAAGTTGTTCCACGTATTATTGGACAGCTTAGAGTTCATGTCGACCTCGGTAAAAGGGAGCTAGTAATACCCTACGAAGCAAAGACTGGCTGGAACTTTGGGAAGTATTCGAAGGACAACACGGATGGCCTCAAAGAATACAAAGGTGGGGATACGCGCAAGCGACAAGCGCAGCTTGGCATCTTGGATCGACCAATTCGTAGAGCATACAAGTAACCTCGAAGCACCGGTAGTTTACCGTAAATGGGCGGCTATAGCCACGATCGCGAGCGTGCTTGAACAACGAGTGTGGATCGATACACAAGGGCCGTTGTTCCCCAACCTTTACATCCTACTTGTAGGCCATCCCGGTATCGGTAAGTCGAGGACCATAGATGCTGGTATGAAGTTCTATCTCGAAACCGAAAGCCCAGCCCTAGGCGCAACCTCGTTGACTATGGCGTCGTTGACGGACGCGATGGAAGCCTCGAAGAGAAAGATCGCGAACCATTTAACAGGAGAGATGCATGAATACAATACTCTTGCTATCTTCGCTGACGAGCTTTCAGCTTTCATGCATGAATGGAACCTGGAACTTGTGGCCGGACTTACCAAGTTCTTTGATTGCTCCTACTATAGCCAACGTCGGCGGGTCGGGGACATCAACATTAAGATTGAAAGGCCTCAACTTAATATGCTCTGTGGTACGACACCGGCGAATTTGCTCAAGTTTGTGCCTGAAAGCGCTTGGGAGCAGGGCTTTACCAGTAGGCTTATCCTGATCTATTCCGACAAGCGACCGTTGGTAGACGTGTTCAACACACCCAAGCGAGACATGCCGAAGGAGATGATCCATGACCTCACCTCAATCTCCAATCTCTACGGAGAGTTCGACTGGACAGACGAGTTCCAAGAGTACGCTAACAAGTGGAGATCTATTGATCTTGAACCTATACCGACGCACCCGAGGCTTAAGCATTACCTCACCCGTCGGTTTTCTCACATGCTTAAGCTTGCGATTATTTCATCTGTTGATCGCAAGAATGAACTTATGCTCGACCTCACCGACTTCAATCGTGCCATGGCTTGGCTGGTCGAGGCCGAGAATCGTATGCCAGAAATCTTCGCAGCCGTCGGAGGGGGAGCAGACGCCAAAGCCCTAGACGAGATGCAGCATCAAGTGAAGTCGGCAACAGGCGGCGTCATTAGCGAAGCCCGGCTTATACGAGCAGCGAAGGACTTGCTCCCGCTGAACAAGATCAAGGATGGGATCAATACCATGATCGCTAGTGGGATGATAATTGAAGTTGGGCGGGATACAGATACAAACCTACGGTATTTTAAAATTGGAAATGAAAAAGAGGGGGGCGAGATACCCCCCGAAGTCGGGAGTGCGAGTTAAACGGTCTTGCCATTAACGGTAATGATTACGTCTCCGGTAGTAGTGATATTCACAGTTGGGGTGGTAGTGACAGGCGGGGCTGGGACCGCCCCTGTCCACTCAGCAGCAAGCTGAGCATCGGACCCGTCATAGGAGTTGGTGTCAACATCGCCGCTCACCCCAGGGCAACCATGCGGCCCCGGTCCCACGACCCCATCGCTGTATTGCCACAACCAATAGTTCGACCACGATGCCTGCGGCGTTGGGTTCGACCCATACTGTGCCAGCCATAGCCGATGGCTGCCGAGGTACTCGTTCAGCTTGGAACCAAGCTGTTCCTTGGCTGTATTCCCTGAGTATATGACAGTTCGCCCAGCCCCGATCTTCGCTTCCAGCAGTTGAATAAACTGGATCGCTTGATCAACCGACATTGTATTGCCGTTCGGATCGTCCTCCCAATCGAGGGCGTAGAGTGTATCGTTGTCAACACCAACTACATTGAGGAAGTGATCGACTTGGTTCTGGACATCTGAGCCATTCGCGAAGTGATACGCTCCCCACTTTAGTCCTGCTCGATAGCAGGGAGCACAGTTCTTCAAGTAATCCGGATCGACGTACGAAGTGCCTTCAGTAGCCTTGTGGATGACCCCAACGATCCCAGCGTTCTTAATCGCATCAAACGACGAGACTGTATTGAAGTGGCTGATATCAATCACCTTCCGATTCGGTGTCATCTATACCTCCTATTTGGTTAGCGGGCCAGATTGATTGCTCGACACTCCATGTAACGCAGTAAGTAGGATTGTCCCGACGAAGGCGAATAGATTATTCCATGCTTGAACAGTTGGGATCCAATCGTCAGGGACTATATGCGTCAGCGATACAGTACCACCGCCAAGGCCCACAACAATTGAGACAGCAATACCCAACCAAAATGAGATCTTTGGATTAACCATTCGACCCTCCTATGCTTTGAACTTGGTCCAGTCCCTACCACGGAACATCTCTTCTTCGGCGCCTCGCCGACGGGTCAGCCCAGCGAGGACCTTGCCGCCTCCCTTGTTCCACTTCTTGAACTCAGCGGCCGCACCGTCGTAGTCCTTCGCGTTGAGCTTCTTCAACAGCGTCGACTTGCCTAGGCCACCGGTGTTGTAGTCGAAGCTGACAAGCGCATCGAACTGATACTGCTTCAAGGGAACCTTGACGAGGTCATTGACCCGCTTCTCGAAGATCGCTAGATCAAAGGTCAACTCGACGTCACACTCTTCTCGGGTCCAGACGGAGTCTGCTGTGATCTTTCGGCCGTGATGATTCGTATGCCCCCACCCAATGGTCAGGACCCCGACCGGGTCCTTATAGGCCTTGTACTTCCCGTGCCCGACCGACTTCATACAGCTTTCAAAGTGCTTGATCATGTCAAGCCCAGCTTCGCTCTCCTTCATACTAGCCTCCTGGGACTACGCACCTCGACAAGAGATCCTGCGTATGGTGAAACTCTTCCACCATTGTCTTCGATAGCTCTTGGCGTTGGTGGAAGAACTGATTCTGACTATAGAACAAGAACAGCAGTAGAGCGATATTCGTGAGAATCATCGCCAGCGACATCGGCTGACTGCCGAGCGCACTAGCTACGCTATTAGCGAACTTGCCAGCTTCTTCGAGTGCTCCGGGGTTCATCGTCGATACCTCTTCACTGTTTTGCCTGTGGTTAGGCCTGTGATTAGCCCCGGTTCCCCATGGCCTGTAGCCGCATACAGCCACCCAGCACCCTTAGGATGTTCTTCGCCTCCGACCCACCGGATCAGGTACTCGCCTGTCCTACCAATTTGCGAGTTACTAAACCCTGTCAGGGCCCCGATTAAAGTGTGCGTATCCTTCCATAGCCTTCCTATCTCTTGCGCATCCATTCGCCGCTTACGACGAAGATCGCTGATGACATGAGTTATTGTTCCGCCGAAGGTACCGCCGAGACCTAGCTGCGGGGCGACGTTGTTGACCGCCGAGCGATACAGATCTCGAATGCCAATTGCAGACGAGGTCAAGCCCATTCCTAGGCCCTTTGCTGCACGCAGTGTAAGGCTATCCTTGTCATGATCCAAGTATGGAGTAACCAGTTCTTCAACAGCTGCTGGGATAATAACATACGAGAAGAACATATTGAATAGCCGTGGCATGTCCTTCATACCTTCCCATGTCTGCCCAGCCTTGATCTTACCAGCAGCTTCGCCTGTTCGCCAAGTGAGCTCAAATTGCTTCTGCATCATATGGCTGAAGAAGCCATAGAGCGAACCATACCAACGACCGAGGGCATTGGTCCGCATGACCATCGGTCGATTGGTGACCAAGCTCGACCCATGTGCACGACGTACCGCTCGATCCGCCTCAATCACCGATTCAGCGTGTGCTACAGAGTGCTGGACCCCCGCTCGATCGGCCATCGACTTCTCATATTGCGCTAGCCACGTAGGCACAGCCGACAACAGATCAAGGAAGCCCACGCCAAAGGACCCGGCCGATTGAATAAACCCACGCATACTGGACTTCATCAGCGACATCTCCGGATGCCCTTCGAATTGCTGGAAGGCATTTCGAAGCCGCCCGTCAAGTTCCTTGCTCGACTCCATCGAGAATCGCCAGTTGGTCTGCCCCGGAGCCCGCTCAATCTGAAGGTTGCTTATCGCTCGTTGAAGGTTACCCCAACCAACTTCTGTCCCGCTATTGAACGCCGCGGTCATACCGTGCTTGGTCATAGTGTGTGGGTTGAAGCCGATCAAGGTATGGATTAGGTTCTGCCGCATAACCTCAAGGGCCCTACTCCCGAAGAACTCAGCTTTAGAATTGTAGTTGGTGTAGTTCGCCATCTCTCGAAGGAATGGCATCAGCTGATCGTACCATTCCTTACCAACGTAGTCGACAAAAGCTTGATGGAATTCCTTATCTTTGACCATCTTCGCGAGGTTTCTGATAGGATCCCGGAAATGGATATCGTGGATCATCTGCGACAAGCGAGCAGGGACGGAGTCAAACTTGAACTCCAATGGAGCGACGTACCCGGTCCTCGCTAAAGCATAACCATGTGGAGTTGATGGCATGAAGTAATCGTCCTTAAACAGATCGCTTGTGTATACATGCGTTGCCTTTGGGCTCTCGCCTGGGCGATTTGCATCGTACTTCAGCGGATGATACCAGCCCTCGTACGTCTTCCCATGCATTTGAAACGGTGCAAGCTCAACCCGCTTCAACGTCGTCCCCGACCGTTGATACTCCTTCCGATCCGCTTCCTCGAAGAGCGGCTTAAAGACGTTCCCGATCCGCTGCGCTCGATCCCAATCCTCCGGCTTCGAGTTCTGCTCTAGCCATCGCATGACCTCTTCTGGCGTCTTCTTATAACCAGCAGCGAGAACTCCAAGATTCTCTTCGTTCCCGACGATCTGGATCAAGCCATAGAGATGAGCTTTGCGAAGCTTTCTAAATACACCGGGTTGTCCTGGCTCTTCCCAGAAGTCATTCTTAATCCGTTGGGTATAATTTGGCAATCTACCGACGGCATCCTTCAGCCTCTTATCGTAGATCTTCATATACTGCCTCTCGCCAGAAGCAGCCTCAGTCATCGGGTAGATGAAGTACTGATGCCAGAAGCTCTGCGAATCGCCTTTGCCGATCCAATCGAAGATGGACTCCCAATTAATATGACCGATAATCAAGTACTTAGCAGTAGATTTAAACTTTTGAAACTTAGTTATCGGCTCTTCACGATCCATCTGCTTGCCGCCCCATCGATCTTTAAGCAGATCCACACCCTCGTCCCTAGCGTTATCGAATCGCTTGGCGCGTATAGCCCCGGTGAACTTCTGTTCTTCCCTTGCAGCCTTGTCCATCGAGACGACAGCATCGTAAAACGACAGAAGGTCATCCGTCATCATCTTACCAACCGGCATACGATAGAACGAGCTTCGCGGATTATACATCCGTGGATCTATCTTTAGTCCGGCCCCGTCGACGACCTTCTGTTTAGTAAATCCTTCCCAGCTATCAAAGCCCGTGTGCTCCATAGCAGCTGCGAGGTCTTGATCGTTCCTAGCGACTCGATACCCGTGGTCCATTATCAACTGCTGAGTCCAAGGGACATACTCACCGCTTGCCCCACGGACATCTCGCTTGGTGTACTTCTGAGCGACGTCCTCGCCTTTCTCAAACTCCCGTTCAATCTTCAAGGCTTCCTTCGCTCGTAGCATTGCAATGTATTGCGCTTGATGTTGGCGGAACGCTTCGATATAATCGCCTTTAATAAAAGCCATCTCAACCGCCCGGCCATGCTTGCCAGCTTGGTTAAAGAAGTACTTCGACTTAATAGTCTCCGGTGGCATCAGGCCCAAGCCCTTGCGAGCAGCGGCCCTAATACCCTCTTTGGTGAAGGGTATCTGCTGCCCTGATACCCTAGCCAAATACTCCATCTCCGCATGGAGTAGGCTGATATGTCTGCCGTTGGTTATATGCTCCTGCGCCTCGCGAAGCGTCTGCTCCGCAAGCGATCCGTACTTCTCTTGCATTCGCCGGTCGGTCTCGCCCTCGATCAACTTAACCATATAATTATCCGGCCGCATCTTGCCGCGATCTCGCTCATACGCAGCGACTTGCTCGATCATATCGTTCGGGTTATCAAAGCCGAACATACCAGCAGCATCCTCTGGATCGAGGCCGTCGCGGCCCCAGAACTCACGAGGCAACGCCTTCTTCTGCTCTGGTGTTAGCTTCGCACCATCCAGCTTTGTAGATTCTTTAACAGCCTGACCATAGTATCTGCCATCCCGAAAGAACTCCGCAGCAGCCGGTGTAGGATGGTTGGAGATCTGGTCAGCGACCTCCCGACGGATATCGACTCGGTTAGCTTTCCACTCGGCGGACGTCTTCTTTTTCGCATCTTCCACCGCCTTCTTGTGTTGCGCCGAAAGCTCGTCTTTTCGCTGTTCAGCGATGAACCGCTGTATTTTCTTCCAGGCATTCTCAACATACCCTATCGCCTGCCCCTTCTCGAATTGATCCGGTGCCTCGAATGGCTCCTTGACCGCAGCCGCAGGCGGCGTTGGTTGATCCTCTCGCCAACGCTCAAAACGATGCATTTCTTTTGGACCGATACCCGCTTGGATATCCATAACATCTTCGGCTGCGGACATCGCTGCGTCAAGAGCACTATGCCCACGAACATCACCAGATAAACCAAGGACTCTATCGTGAACCCATTCAACAAACCCTCGCCAAGCAGTCTTCGCTTTCCATTCTTTGATCTCGAATGCCTCAGCCATTTTTTCGGTAAGCTTGATCTTCGCCAAATCCCTTTGAAAATCGGGATTGGACATGGCTTCAGCTATAAACTCTGATGGCTCCATATCTCTCATACCATAATGCTTCATCAAATCTGGAACTTCGTTCTTCAAATGATCCATGAAGATGCTGATTGCTGCCCTCAACTGTGGCCTAAGCTCTAAAGCTCTAAAAGTTGCTGCATGCACAATCTCATGCAACAAGATACCACCTTTGCCTGAACGCCATGTATTCTCAGATATTATAACCTGATGATATTGCGGATCATAATATCCGCCCAGCTTCTCTTTCGGACGGAGGGGTCTTGGCCGCTCTCCTCGCGGATGAATTGCAGAAGGCAGCACTTGATCGCCCGGCAGCACATGAACCTGGACATCGCCAATCAGATCGATAAGCTTTTGTCGGATCTTATCGAAAGAAGTTCCACGTAATTTTAGAGCTTGGCTAACTGTAGTCGAAGCAAGAGTATCGAACTTCCCTCCCAAGAATTGAGTCTGAGCCTTAGGCTCGCCCTTAAACCCTGGAGCAGGTGGATAGTCATCTCCACGTGGAATGCCTGCGGCCTGCCGCATCTCGCGGATGGGCAGTGGTGCCTCTGGCGGTGGCGTCGGTGGTACCTCTAACTCAGCTACCGCTGCCTCAGCCTCCCGCTGCTGCTGTACCTCCCACCACTGCTTTAGCTCTTCATGCTCGTTCTTACTAATCCCATCCGGCCGAAATTGAATATCATCCCAAAGCTCATCGCGGACCTCCTTCGGCACCCTAGCCAACCACTCCCCTTCGGGGATATGAACATGGCCACTCTGCGAAGTCGCAGCGAAGCGATACTGCTCCCGAGCACCGGTGACATCGCCTATGAGCCCGTCGCCAGGCATCGGCTCCTTGTCTCCATACAACTGCTGGAGCTTCTCCCAGGATACTGCGAAGGTCCTCCGTCCATTAACGATCTCAACGAAGTCTTCGATAAACCTCGGCCACCGTTCCTTGGTCGTCGACTTCTCGACTTCGCTTGCGAGTTCTTTATGGTTCTTCAAATCCTCCTTTAGCTGCTCTTCCTTGAATTTATCAACAAGCTCGTCGAGCCCAACTGGCGGGCTCTGATTCGCCCGGGCGAAAGGCTCGACTTTCTTAACAGCCCCGCTGATCTCGTCGAGTCGACGATTGATCGCCGCTCGGTCAGCTGCCCCTGCTTCGAACTTTAAACCAACAGCTGCGCCACCGACCATCAGATACCCTTCGACCATCTCTGGCGTGACGGTAGTCCCAAGCTGTCGACTGAGGGCATCGGCAAGCGGTCTTGTGACGAAGGTCCTAGCAGGGCCGAGTAACGGCGACAGAGCTATCTGGCCTAGGGCCGCTGGCAACTGCTCAAGCTCACCCCGCTGCAAGCGAGATTGTAGAAGCCGGACCTCAGCCTCAATCTGCTCCGGTGTCACCCCTGGCTTCTGCGACTCGATAAACCGTCGAATCTGATCTGCTTGTTCCTCATCCTCCTTTGTCTGTTCACCAGAGAAAGCATGCTTCAACTGCTCCACGCCAGACTTAGCCACGTCCCATGTATCTGGCGCGGCCTTAATCGCTGCCCAAGCAGCCTGTCCCAGCGGAGTCCCGCTCTTGCGGAGCATCTCCGAGATCTTGTCTAGCTGACCGTAGTCGTCCTTCGACACGCTGGCCGCGAGCGGATGAGAATTGACGTAGTCCTGAATGTCAGGGTTGTTCCTAATGATATGGGTGTTAAGCCCGGCCTTCCAATTCTCTTCGAACTCCTTATCCCCGACAATCGACGCTGGCGGTGTCCCCGACATCTCGCCTAACTGCATCGCCCTGGCGGAGTCATCAGGATCATCATCAATAGCCCCCCAGGTCCTAGCAGCTGCCGCCCGCTGCTGCATTTCTTCGAAATCATAAATGTTAGACATCTTATTCCCCTAAACTCGGAGCCCGTTTCGGTCCAAAGGTGTTCTTATATTGCTGTCTAACGATCTCGCGATATACTTCGTACGGCTGCGGGATATACCCAGGGTTCTTCTCCATGATCTGCTCTTGCATCTTGTTGAAGTCTTCCTCCGGTATCTGCCGAGCCTTTTCGAAGAATGGCATCCCTGGACCATACCACATTCTACCGAAGGCTGTTGTCGGCACGTCATACATCTGAAGGACTTGCCTACCGACCTTTTTAATCTCGTCATTCGATAGTTCTCGCTTGCCGCCTTTGGCCTGGGCCTCATCATTCAATGCATCTTGCAGAGTACCCACGAAGTGGAACCATTCATTCTCGTCCTTCTTCTTCGAAAGATTCATGGCATCTGGCGCCAGCGACGGCCCGAGGATGTGCAAGGCTCGTCCGACCAAGCGATCACCTTCGGAGTTCTTCCTCCGCTCACGTTGCAGTGCCATCATAGTATTCATCTGCCCACGATTTATGTCGTACTTGGTTATGTCTTCATTGATGAACCTTGATGGATCTTCCTCTGCCATGCCTTTAAGTTTGTTAAACTCTCGAAGATTCTCCGTCTTCTCCGCCGCTGCTCGATATCTATTGAACCTCGGCAGAACTTGATTCCTATCCTTCGGATCCATTCGATCGATAGTATCCTGCATCCCTGGGATACCGATGAACTCAGCCCAATCTCTAGGAGCTCTGCCACCAGATAGGTTCCCAGAGAACCCGTCTTCAATCGTGTTCTGCGATTGAACTTTATCATTGGCCTTAACACTTTTTTCAAAGATCGCCCTACTTTTAGTAGCTTGATCAACCATGTTCAACCAAGCCGGATCAGTGCCATGCTTCAAGGCCTCAGCCTTATTCTCTTCCAATCGCTGTTTCTCGGTCTTATCATTATCCTTATTCCCATCAGCAATAGCAAAGGCCCCTGCTTGATCCACATGGTGCTTGACGAGGTCATAAGTTCTGTCGAACTGGTTTCCAACGAGATTGTTCTTATTGCCTTCTAGAAAGCTCTTCGCTAGTAGCGGCTGGCCATCCCGCAACAACCCCTTAGCATAGTTAATAATGAATTCCCCTTGATACTTCTTAACAACATAGTCCTGCGTTGGCTTGTCCTTACCTTCGGCCTCTTCGCTCTTAAGAGCTTGCTGCTTGATCCTCTCTAGCGTCGCCGGTATAGCCCGAGGATCAGTGTTCTTCACACCAGAATCAATATCCAAATCAAGCTCGGCCTTATTAGCCGCCTTGCGGGCAGAGATCACTTCCCTGGCAGAATGCCCGCCACCGATGCGGATGTGGCTCGCTTGCACTTGCAGGCTTTCTGCATCAAAGTCTCGCTGAGCAGCAACGTTAGGCAGGCCCGCCCTGATCTTCTGTCGAGTGTCCTCCAATTGTCGGACGTAATCCTCGTACTGCTCCTGCCCTGCATTCAAACCCTTTTGCGTCAGAAACTTCTCTGCCAACATGCCCTGCGCAACGAGGTTGTCGGCCTTAGCCTTAGAGACTAGCGTCTCATTCTCAAGCTTCTTCATCTGCACGGCAGATTGAAACTGCTCGTTGCCGACCTTTTCAAGCTCCCGACCTGCGCCCTCAATCGCCTGGGCCGTAGCCACACCAAAGGCCGCCGGTGGCGTAGAGATGTTCATGAACGGCGTGCCACGATGCTCGGGCTGCACCGTCGGATATGGGGTATAGGGTACCTTAGGCATCAGTAGATCCCTT